TAATTATAATAGTTATACATATGTTGGGTGGTCGTGGAGAGCAAATGGGGGAACCACAGCTAGTAATACAGATGGAGATGTTACTAGTACGGTTCAAAGCAATACTAAGGCTGGGTTTTCTATAGTTCAGTATGTCGGAAACAGAAGTAGTGCTGGAACTTCAACTGTTGGACATGGGTTAGGAGGTGTTCCTGATATGTTTATTACAAAACCAACTTCACATTCAGGGAGATGGTATGTTTGGCATACTGGAATGAGTGGTGCTAGTTATATGTTAGAATTAAATACCAATTCTGCAGAGCAAGATAAATCTGCAAATGGAAGTATGTCTTTACCCACTTCAACTGTTTTTGATATTACTTGGACAGAGGGTTTGGGAGAAAATGGAGAAACACATATTGGTTACTTTTGGAGGTCAATAGAAGGTTATAGTAAATTTGGAAAATATACTGGAAATGGTGATGCAGATGGACCATTTATTTATACAGGATTTAGACCACGTCTGATATTTGTCAAAAGAATAGACTCAACTGCAAGTTGGTATGCATGGGATACTGCTAGAAGCACTTTTAATAAAATAGATGATTATTTAGAGTGGGACCAATCTAATGCTGAAGAAACAGGTTATGCAGGTCAGGCTTATGATTTTTTAAGCAATGGATTTAAAGCTAGAGGTAATAATAATATAGGAAATTCTACTGGTGGAACTTACATATATGGAGCATGGGGTGATGTGCCATTTAAATATAATAATACTTTTTAGGAGGTGAAATAATATGTGGGCTTTAATAAAGGATAATAAAATAGAGGAGATTATAAGATTTCCCAAAACAATGGTAATAGATGATGTTACTCATTCTAGGCGAATATTTACATCTTGGTCTTGGACTGAATTAAATAACATAGGTATTTATACAGTAGAAGCTGGAACACAAGGTGATGACAGGTTTCAAATAACAAGTCAACCTACTTACACTTATAGTGCTTCTGGGAAAAAAGTAACTACTGCATACACTACTACAGATAAAGCATTAGATGATGCTGAAGCTAAAGATGAATCTGGTAATAATATATTAGATGAAAAAGGTAATAAGACTTATAACTATGGTTTAAAAACACAAGCTAAAGAAAAAGCAAAGCAACAAGCAAATAGTCTTATAAATCGTTTTAATTGGCTTGTAGAGAGGTCTATTTATGATAGTAGTAAATCTATACCAGATGCAGTAAAAACTTATGTAGCATCTATAAGAACTGATTGTGCTAATATAGAAAAAGCAATAGATGATGCAAGTGATATGACAGCATTTAGAAAACTATATGATTGGGAATACAATGAAGATGGTAGTGTTAAAACTATAGCACCGATACAAAACTGGAGTGATGATTATGATGTTAAAACGTATATTAGATAAAATTAAATCTCTATTTAAAAAAAAACTTAGAAGAGGTAGACCTAAAAAAAGGAGACCCTTTTGATGACGATTGATCCTTTTTTAGTTTGGAATGTAGTTCTTTCTTTTATAGTTGTACCTTTTGGTTGGGCATTTGGTAAATTATTTTCAGAAGTAAAAAGATTACAGCTTCATCTTAATGTTACACGTGAAACATATGCTACTAAATCTGAATTAAATAATGAAGCTAGAGAAACAAAAGAAGCTATAATAAGACTTGAACAAAAACTAGATAGGATTGCAGATAGATGGTCGAGCCAGTAACAGCAGTTCTTACTGGCATAGCACTAGTAAAACAAGCAACCTCATTTATAAAAGAGAATATCAATACAGTACAAGATATTTCTGGTATAGCAAAACAAGTAGATCAAATGTTTGCTGGTCAACAAGAGATTAATAAAGAAAGAAATAAAATAGCAAATAGTACAGCTAATGAGTTAGGTTTATCTAATGTTACCCAAAGTATAATTGATGCTAAATTAGCCAATGAACAAATGCAAGAAGTAAAGAATATGATAAATCTTAGATTCGGACCTAACACTTGGGATCAGATTCTTTTGGAACGCAAACGTAGAATAGAAGCAGTTAAACAACAAAAGTTATTAGCTAAAAGGAGAAAGATAGAAAAACAAAGAGAAATGATGGCTACTGCAAAACAAGCTACAATCGGTATAGGCATAGTAATATTAATTCTTATCTTTAGTATTATAGTATATGTTGCTTTTGCAGAAGAAACAAATACAGCTGAATGTATGGTTTTTAAACCTAAGTATTATATGATCTGTATGAATGAAGGGCATGAGTATGCATTAATAGAACAACAGTTAGATATACTTGAATACAAAAAAACTCACATAATAATAAAGGAGAATCAAAATGGCATTGACAGCACTAATAGGACCTGCGACTAAACTAATTGGTAAGTTTGTTAGAGATAAAGATAAACAGGCACAACTTGCACACGAGATTTCAACTATGGCAGAAAAGCATAGCCAACAACTTATGATGCAACAACTAGAAGTAAACAAAGCTGAAGCTAAAGGTAATTGGTTTCAATCTTCGTGGCGACCTCTCGTTGGTTGGATCTGTGCAATATCGTTAGGAATTAATTTCATGGTCTCGCCGATTTGTGCTGGATTTGGTATAACAATACCTCAAGCAGACATGAGTGTAATGATGCCATTGCTTTTAGGTATGCTCGGACTTGGTGGTTTGCGATCTTTTGACAAGTTAAAGAAAACTGATACTAAAACTTTGAAAAAGTAGGTACAATCATAAGCAAAGATTATTTAGTGGCACTCAGTGGTCATTTAAACGACTCGAAAAATCCCAGTTTTCTGGGCTAATCGTAGAACTTACCACCAGCTTCTTTCATTAGTAAAACTATTTTTTTTGCTCTGCTTTTAGTTTGTTCAAACCATTTTGAATCTTCTGCTTCTATACTTGCCTTGTCATAATTGCCTTCTTCGAGGGCGGCAATCATATTTTTAAACTTACTAAATCTAGTTATGCCTAAATTAAATGCCATATTGTATACAGCTTTTTGTATTGGATGTGGTGCTGTTTTCATAAAAGGATAATTAACATCTACTTCTGCAATCACTTCTTCTATTCTTGCTTTTAATAATAACCTTGCTTCTCTTTCAGATAATCCATGATTTTGTATTTCTATACCATATCCTATTGTCTTTAATCCAGCTGGACAATCATAAACAATATGCCTACCATGTTCTGTTTTAACTGAACCTTCATCTCTTACTAAATCATTTACTAAATCATCAATCATTTTACTATCCTATATTTATCTATTTTAATTTTTCTATCTTTTCTTTTTCTCTTTTGCTCCGAGTTTTCATACCCCCCTCCTTTCATATAAGGGGGTGCTGAAAACTCTTGTCTTGTATGACCTTGAACTATTATATCTTCATAACAATCAGTACAATAATATTTACCACCTTTCCATTTTACAGCTGGTTCATTACAATATCTGCATTGTTTCTTTAATGCAGCCATCTTCCAAGCATCATCAAACATTCCCATTCTTATCTCCTATAAATATACTATATTACCTTTTTTCTTTTGTGCAAGATTAACCTTAATCTTATATATTTTAGATAAAACTTGTATAGTTCTAGGAGTGGGTATTTTTCTTTCTGCATTTACAATGGTCGATATAGATAAGCCAGACTCATTGGCTACCTCTAAAAGAGTATAGCCAAGATTATGTCTAGCTTCTCGGAGAATTTTACATATATTAGAATGGCGGTGCATCATCATCTTTTACACCAGCACTATCTTTTTTCTCACATAGTTCTATTCTACTATCAAATCTACCACATACAATACTTGTGTAGTAAGTGCCATCTTCTAGTTTAGAATATTGTAGTTCGCCCTGAACAAATACAATCATACCTTTTTTAATATATTGCATAACAAAGTTTGTTTTGTATGGATCGAACACACTTATCTTATGATGATGTGCTTTACGATTCTCTTTGCTACCAGAGTTTGTAGTTACAACTAACTTACAATACTCATCATTCTTCATAGCTTCTGGATCTGTAGCACAATGTCCTAAGATTGTTACTTGATTAACTGTCTGCATTTTTTTCTTTCCTTTCTTTAATTGTTTTTACTTGCTCGGTATATCTAAGTCTAAACTTTTCTTTAGTCTTATTATCCAATGCATCTATTTCTTCTTTGTAAGTTTTGAATACACCTTGCAACATTTCTTGATCAGAACATTCTGATAAATTAGAAGTAAACTCATTATACAATCTAGTAATAGCTTTTGTATCTGGTTCACTTGCAAGGTTGGCATCATCATCATCATCACCAACAATGCCAAGTAATGCACACATACCATATCTTCTAGCATATGTGATAGATCCACCAAGTTTCTGTGGATCATTAGCATCTTTAGATACTAGAGGTATGCCACCATCACAAACTACCTTACCAGATATATGTATAAGATTAGTTTGCAATATAGATCCACCAGACTCTAGTTGTTTTACTACTTGTTGTAATGCAAAGTTATTAGATTGCAAAGCTGGTTTGATTGTTTTCAAACAACTTGCAAGTCCAGCAAACTTACTTTTGAAGTGAGGATTCTCATCACCTTTGAATGGATTTTTTACATCATGCAATAGGTTGAATAGATCCTTATCAAAATCTGGTTTATTCTTTGTCTTTTGCTCTGGCATTGTCATACTCCACTATTAAATTGTTAATAAAACCTGAATACTTTTCACACATATTTTCACCATATGTTTTATTCCACATAAGTATTATTTCTTTCAATGTAAACTTCATCTTCATTCTCCTTTTGTTTTGACAACAAGTGTACCTTTCTTGTTGCGTGTTATTACATAGTTACTATTAGGAAACTCACATCTTCTAGCATCCTTAGGTACAAGTAACTTCATCTTCTTCTTCGTTTCTTCGAAGCTGGTAACAGCACCTTGATACTGATTCATCATACCATCAAGGCTTCTGTATAATTCATTGTCAAACTCAAGATAGTCTTTCATACCATCTACAAGTATCTCTTGTTCTGCTTTGACATCACTACCATTTTTGCCATATGACTCTGGTGGTTGTTTGTCATTCTTTACGAACAACCAAAATCTTTTCATCTTTGCAAATAGTCTGTCGTAGAACTCTTGATTCCATTTTACTTGAACTACTTTGGGATCATCATTACCAAGTATGACAGATAGGTAGCAATAGTCTTGACAATATACTTGCATATAATGATGTAGTTGTGGTGCGTAATATCTAGCTTTTTGTTCAACAGTTGCTCTAGCATTACTGTGTTTACATTCTAGTATTACACCATCTACTTTAGCATCAAGATGAGCAAACAATGGTACATCTCTAAATGTAAATTGTTTTACTTCTTTTCCTGGTGTAGGTCTAGTTACAATACTACCAGCAAACTCTGTTTTAGCTAACCATTCAATATGAAATGATTCAGTATGTACTCCAAGTTGCACACGAAATACATCAGATAAATCTTCTTCTATATCTCTTTTAGTTTTTACTTTCCATAGTTGTACTAGGTTTTGGTTGTGCCATATTCTATTGGCATCACTACCACCTAGTCCGGTTGTTCTGTCTATTACAAACATATTCATTCTCCTTTTGCTAATAAAATTATAATGCATTTCTGCATTGTAATCAAGCATAAAAAAAGCCTTGCAAAATAAATCACAAGGCTTAGAACAAATTGAAGAATGAACTAGGTGAATGTTGTGAGTCTGTGTAAGACAGACCTACACCATCCAAGAAAACTTTGACAGAAATTTATCTTGTTGTCAACAGGTTCTCGTATTGTAGCTGGTAATGGAAACGTATTATACTTGTGTGTTTTCATTACAGATACAATAGCATCTTTCAAGAATACAGCTGGTATATCTTTGATTGCTTCAATGTAATACTTTAAACCTTCACGTTGTGGTAGTTCAGTTTGAAATGTATTGCCTAGCACTTGCAAACTTTTTACAATAGTTTCGTTCGGAGCCGGTTGCATTTGTATTTCAAGATTATGAATTACACTATCAAGTTTCTTCTTGAGTGGTGCTAAATCTTTATGATCCTTTAGTTCTAGTAATGCTTCTGATGTTGCTCTCGCTATTGTATCTATCAAGATAATCTCCGACTGCGTCAGCATTACTGGCAGAAACTCTGGTTGGCTTAGAATTGTTCCAGACTTTTTGTGTTTTGTTACCCAACTTGAAAGAGCACCGACACCAAAATCTGAAGGCGGCTTCCCAGTTATTTTTTCTGTTACCTTTTGCGAGGTAGTAGTCGACAAATTGTTCGTGTTCATAGTTCAAATCCTCCATTGTTGCATGCTTAAATTTATCAAAGAACCAAGACTGCAACGTTGTACTTGGTTCCCAATCTTCTGCTATTGGTTTAGAGGTATAATCTCTTTCCATTCTTCAATCTCCTTTGCTGGTATTGTATGAATCTTAATACCATATGTTACTTCAGCTAATCTTTTCTTCAGCTTGTACGTGTCTGTCGTTACACCAATAACAGATTCTATTACAACATATCCTCTGTGATCATTAGGCTCAAGAGTAACATACCTAAAGTCTGCAATATAATCTGTTATACGCACATTGTTTACTACAACAGGTAGCTGTGGATTGAGTTCAAGATCAGTTATAAGTTTATCACGACCAAACTGGACTAACTGTAAGTATCTTTCTGCTTTGGCAGTAGAGTTGAAGTATACCATATTACCCTGGTATGCTTCGTATCTACCACTAGATTTCTTTACGGATTTTTTCATAATAGGTTTCATATATATAATTCCATACTGTTTGTGCAGTTGATTCTCGTAAACAAAACTCACCTGTCTTTATTCTATGATAGGTACTATCTTGAATACCAGACTTACGAAATGCTTCACGTAGATTGATACCTTTTTTGTCAGCTAATTTTTGTAACTGATTCATATAAGTATTAAGTTTATTCATAATATATACTTATCATAGTTAATGCATAAGTGCAAGTGCTATGGTACTAGAAATTTTGTATACGCCATAGCATCATGCACTTAACAAATGCAATCCTTGAGAAAAGGTCTTGTACTAACTAACGATCAAATCAGTACAAGCACAAGGACTGCACTACATAGTAGCTTTCCCTAGTATCGGTTCTTTATATTGTTCTAGGTCTATCTATTACTCACTACTAATTCTATACGTTGGCTTCAGCTTCTAGTTCTAGTTCTTCTAACTTGTATTTTGCATCATACCAGTTATCGAATACCCAGTACTGTTTCTCTTGTAGCCAACCTTTATTCAAACAATTAATCATCTGATAGTAGTCTTTACCTACAAGATTAAAACCAGCACTGGTTTCTTCTACAATCCAGAATATATCTTTGCCACTCAATATTTTTTCTTTTGTACTTGAACAAGTTCTGTTTAACATCTTCTCTCTTACTGTACCTATATACATTACTTACTCTCCTTTATTTTAAGATATAATACTTTACCTTTTTCTGTTGCAAACCAAACTCTTTGGTACTTGCCATGCTTTGATTTGCGTTGACCTACTGCACCAATGTAGTGTTGTCTTTCCAACCACACTCTAGCAGTACGATACTTGCTAGTAATCACACCATCGTGGAAAGATATTTCTTCATCAGTCATACCAGATGTACCACCAATATCTATGATGATCTCTAGCACTCTGTCTTTTGCTTGTCTTGTTCTTTGTACTTCTTGTTTAGCGGCAGTCTTACTAGTTTCAGGATCTGTTCGCCTTACCATATTGTACCATTCTTCATTCATAATTATTCTCCTATAATGT